CGCAATTCTACCCATTACTGGGAAAGTTGCAGACTTACCTGATGAGATACTTCTCACCATTTCATGTCCGTCTGTTACTGAAGCTCTTTCAAAAGAAGTAATAACTTCTCCTGCGAACACTTTAAGAAACAGAGCGTCTTCTGTACCTGCGGTATTGATTTTACCTACTGAGACTGGACTTGCGTTTGCCATGTTTTGTCTCCTTTGGTTTATTTACGCTTGTTTATATAAAGCCTTCACACCTTCCGTATCATAAGACAAGATTGTCGCCCACGAGCGGTCAAGCTATTCAACTTATGTGTTTTGGCAGTTGCCCTCTAAAAAGAGTGCACAACTATGATTTTTTATGTTTGTTTGCAAAAGCTCTTGCTTCTGCTTTATTAGCAAACCCCCACTTTTGTAGTGCTAGTTTTAGTCTAGTAGGTTTACCTTCTTTCATTAACGCTCCTTTGACTCCGCTAAAACGTGCCGCAAAGCTAACACGTCTCGGATTTGTACCAGAACGTACAGGTGCTTTGACGCCAAACTTTTTACGTCCTGCGTCATTCAAGCCACCTTTTTTATTTTGGTATCTTTTAGCTACCATAATTATTTTCTTTTCTTAGCTGTCTTTGCCGCTCTTCTAAAATTAGCGGCTGTAGGAGCACCTTTGCTTCCTACTTTTCTCATTTTTTCGCCACTACCTGCTTTAATTCTTTTACGTTTAGCATGTATGTTAGCGTATAATCCACGTTTTGCCATATTACTTTTTCTTTTTAGCTTTCATTATTTTCTTTTGTAAAGACATAGGTAGTTTTCTTTGATTACCTTTTAGTCCTTTACTTTTAGATTTCATTTTTGATTTACCATAATGACTAGGCATAGTTATTTCTCCTTCTTTTTATCTTCTGGTTGTTTTGCTTTTTCAATAATGCCATTTATATTTTTTAGACAACATTGAACATGTGTTAGTTTGTCAAACCTATCTTTTAGTATTTCTAAAATTTTATCATGGTCTGCCACACCAACAGGATTTTGTAAAAATGTATCTATTGTTGCAGTGTGTTCAGCTTCTTCAGCCTCATACTTTTTCTTTAATGCTAATAGAAACATATTACAAATCCGAGTTAGCTAGTTTTGCTTTGACTGCATTTTGATATGCTACATCTTTAGAATATCTAGGGTCAGCCATTGCTTCTGTTACTTGAGCCCAAGACTCAAATGAACCTTCGTTAGTTGGAGAAGCCTTACCTTGTAATAGATTTGGCTCACTACCGTTAGCTTGGTCAAACTTTGCTTTCAAACCTGCAACAGCAAGTTTTATTGAGTCAAGATTTCTACTATTAATAGTGTCGTTGTATGCTTTCTTTTCAGACTCAGTTAAATTTTCTTTAGCCCATTCAGCCATTTGATTATAAACTTCGTCACCACCTACAACACTTTTGACTTCATCACCTTGTTGTTTAGCTAGTGCCGCTTGTCCGTTAATAAAAGCGTCAACATAATCTTTAGGAATACCTGCTTTTTCAAGAGCTTCGTAAGATTTGTCATTGAGTTGACCATTCTCATTATACTCTTGTTGTAGGCTTTCCATATTAAGACCTGCGTCAGACACAGCTTTTTCAGCTATCTCTAAATTATTATCTTCAGTCTTAGGTTGTTCTTCTTGTTTTACTTCAGGTTCAGCAGGTTTCTCCGCTTGGCCTAATTTTTTCTCTAGCTCAGTATATGACTTTGCTAAATCTTCGACTGAATTAAATTTTTCAGGAAGACCCTCTGGTCTTGAAACTTCAGTCTCTTGTACTTCTGGTTTTTCAGAAGTTGTTTCTGGTTCTTGTATAACTACTTGTTCTACCATTTTTTAGTTTCCCATTTCTTTAGTTAAGTTATTTGCAACTTGTGGAGCTACTTGCTGTGCAGTGTCCATTACTTGTTGTTGCTGTTGCATATCCATCATTTGTTGTTGCTCGGCCTGTAATTGTTCAGACGATTTAATTAAACCTTCTGTGTCAATTCCAAGACCTGTTGCAATCCTTGTAATCAAATCATTTGGATTTAGAGCTTGTACTACTTGCGGATTTATTTGAGCAAGCTGTCCAATCTCTGCAACAAATTCTCTTAGTTTCTGTAAATCATTACCTCTACCAAGAGCTTCAATACCTGTAATAATAGTCGGTTTGACTGTACCTTTAGGTAAAGAAGGTATTTCTTTGTTTTGACTCATTCGTTTCATTAACACTCTAACAAGAGGTAATTGAAATTCTTGAGACAACAAAGAGTATACACCACCCATAGACGTTTCTAATTGTTCAGCCATGTATCTTATTTCTTGAGCTGTAACTCTTTCAGCGTCTCTTTGGATTGCTGTATGTAGTAAGAACGCATAAGACATACGCTCTTCTAATTTTTGAATACTTCTTTCTACGACCTGTAAGTCGTATTGTTTTTCTGCTTGTAGTACAGACACATCTTCTCTACTACCAGTAATAATATCACCGTTTCTAGTTGACGCTAAATCTTTCTTTCTAGTTACTGCATTAGGTCTAACCATAAATACAATCTTACTAGAAGCCGCCGCACTTTCTACAAGTGATTGTGATAATCCTTCTAAGCTCTTGAGGTCACCCAAAAACTCTTCTACAAAACTTCTGCCGTAGTCTTCATTATCTATTCGTACCATTCTTAACGCTTGGTATGGCATTGCGTCTGCCATAATAGTTCCAACAGTTGATGGTATTTTCATGCCCATTACTTCTTGGCATACATAAAACTTTTTATTATCTAATTTATAAACATGAGTGTAGATGTCACAATCTTCATCATCTTTGTATGTGCCGTCCATCATCATAGCTTGCTTGATGTCTTCATCTAAAGCAACATGTGCAATGCTTTCTTTAATAACTATTTCTAAAAGATTGCCTGACGTATCTCTTCGTACAACATATTGTGATAATGGAAATACTTTCATGCTTCCATTTTTAGGAAGATAAGTAAGTACATTACCACCTACAATAAGATGTTTAAGAGCTTCAAATACACTGACTCTTAGTGCGAGCTCTTCAATTTTATTTGCTACTTCTCTCTCAATGTCAGACAAAGACTTCTCAATCTCAGTCGCAACATCTCTACGCATTTCCATTTCTTTCTTTGCGTCTCCAGTAATTTTTAATCTGAAGAATGGAGAGTTAGGGGGAAGTAAAAGTAAAAGAAGTTTAGAAGCTAAATTGTTTACGCCTCTAGCACCAACCGATTGAAATGGTGAATATAAATCTGACGAAGAATTAAAACCTTCATCTGGTATTAATGCAGGAATAGTCAACTCGCTACACTCACGAGCTCTATCTAAAAATTCGTATCTATCTTGTTTTAACTTTTCGTAACGCTCTTTAGCGGTATTTTGTCTTGTTACTACTTCGTTACTGTATTCCATTTATTAACCAATATTCAAACCACTTTGACCTGTTGTCGAAGCAGTATTAACGCCTGAAGTCTGTAACATAGCTGTTCCAGTCTTTTTAGCTTTTTTAGTTTTCTTCTTTTTATCTACTAACTCATCTGCTGTTTCCAAAGTTGGTACGATTTGGTCACCGATAGGTGACGCATTTGGTACTGGATTTGGTGCAACAGGTTGAGGAGCAGGTCTTGAACCACCACCGCACATATTAGTTTCTCCTTATTATGTTATATTTAAACCAGAATTAGAACCTTCAATTCCGCCTTGATTATAGTTGTCAGGCTTCTTAATTTTCTTAGGTTCACTTCCGCCTACATTAATGTCAGAAGGCTCAGGATTGTCAAAAGGCGATTTTTTATCGTCAAACACATTACCCTTTACATAAGTATCTTCAGGGTCAGGTGCAGTATATGTAACTGGTTTACTCATTCCCAAGCACATTATCGTCTTTCCTTTCCTTTAGTGTATTAATAAATCTTACAACGTCTCTTTGTCCTGCTTTGAAATATATTGTCTTACTATCATCATTTAAACTAGGTGATTGTTCAGGATATACTTCATTAAGTAGTTTTATTAAGTCATCTACTGTCGTAGGAAGGACGGTATCTTGTAAGTCTTTCATTTTATTCCTTCTAAAAAGGGTACTTTATTACCAAAGTGACCCAGTTAATGTACCTTTGTTGTATTCTGTGGCTCTATTTTCAAAGAAATTAGCATGTTCTACGCCATTTAGTATCCAATCTAACCAACCCAACGGATTGTTTTTGACTCCATAATTAGGTTTTAGAGATAGCTGTAACAGTCTTCTATCAGCTATGTATCGGATATATTCTTTTACTTGGTCAGACGTTAGTCCTTGTATTCCACCCATCTCAAAAGCTAAATCAATAAACTTATCTTCTAAGTCTACCATATCTCTACATGTTTGATAGAGACTAGCTTTAAATTTATCTGTCCATATTTTAGGATTTTCTTTTACCAGTGCATGAAATAATTTAATCATGTTTTCTACATGATGACTCTCATCTCTTATACTCCATGTCACTATCTGACACATTCCTTTCATACGGCCAAATCTTTGAAAGTTTAATAGCATTACAAAAGAAGCAAACAACTGAAGTCCCTCGCCAAACGCCGAGAAACAAGCCATCTCCCTAGCAAGTCCTTCAACACCTTTGCCCTTATCTGCAAATAGATAATTATGTTTGTCTGACATCTCTTTGTATTCTTGAAATGCTTTATACTCACTGTCTTTTAATCCTATCGTATCATTTAATAACGAGTATGAATGTGCATGGTTTGCTTCGCTAGTTGCGATAGAAGACAACATCATTCTAACTTCAGGTGGTTTGAACATAGGAATATACTTATCAAGATACGCTTGAGCAATGTCTACATCTCCTTGTGTAAAGAATTTTAAAATTTGATTGATAAGATTTTTTTCTTCAGGTGTAAGTCTTTCATTCCAATCTCTTACATCTTCTGCTAACGGTACTTCACTAGGAAGCCAGTGCATTTTTTGTTGCATGTCATAGGCTTCAAAAGCCCAATCATATTCAAACGGTTTATAATATTTTCTTTCTTTAAATAGTCCCATCTACACTCCTCTCATTAATTCTATAAACTCTATAACCACAATCATACCTAGCTCAACAGCAAGTATGGTATGGTACACAGTCCATAGTACAGTTTGTTTTTGTTGTTTCTTATTGTTATGACAACCACAGCATTTTGGTTTCTTTGGTTTATCAATATCTTTAAATAGTTCTGAGTATGTCATCTATGCCTCACATGCTAAACACTCTGACTCAGGTATAATTGTTCTCTCAACTTTTAGAGACACAAGCTCGGCACGTTTAATAGCTTCAGACCTACAATAGTAAAGTGTTTTAAGTTTACGTTTCCAAGCTAACATGTGTATTTCATGTAGCTCCTTAATGTTTACATCAGCAGGTACGAACACGTTTACAGATTGTGCCTGACAAATAAACTCTTGTCTATCTGCGGCGTGTTCAATAATCCATTGCTGATTTAGTTCAATAGCAGTTTTGAAAGTATCTTTTTCGTAGTCAGTAAGCTCATCTAAATGTAGCACTGAGCCTCTACGAGCAATAATTGACTGCCATGTTTTTTCTGTATTAAGTCCTTTAGACTCTAACAATTTTTCTAAATATTTATTCTTAACCATAAATGAACCTGACATAGTTTTTTGCACATAGGCATTAGCTCTGTATGGTTCGATAGATGGAGAAGTTGTACCACATATAATTGAAGACGAAGCATTAGGTGCAATAGCTAACAAGTGTGCATGTCTCATACCTGTACCTTTCATGTCAGGTGCTTCACCACGCTCGACTGCCAGATTTTTAGACTCAGCTACAGCTTCTTCTTTTATCTTCTTAAACATTTTTAAGTTGATACCTTTAGCTAATGCTGACTCAAACGGCACGCCTTTGTGTTGTAAGTAAGCATGGAAACCCATAGCTCCCAGTCCAATACTTCTTTCTTGGTGTGCACTAAACTTAGCTCTAGCAAGTTCTTCTGGTGCATTATCTATAAAGTGTTGAAGTGTGTTATCTAAGAACCGAACCAAGTCTGCAATAAATTGTGTGTCATCTTTCCATTCGTCAAACTTTTCTAAGTTGACACTGGACAGACAACAAACAGCAGTTCGTTGCTCATTAGTTGGTAGTGTGATTTCTGTGCACAGATTAGAATGGTGCACTTTTAATTGTTTATCTTTTAATGTTTGGGGAAGGTCATTGTTGATTGTGTCAATGAAACACATGTATGGCTCACCAGTAGCAACTCTGTGCTCTAGGATACGTTGCCATAGTTCTTTAGCAGAAACAGTCCTGACTATTTGTTTTGTATGTGGGTCAATCAAATTCCAACTGTCATCATACGTTGGGTCTTTAATGCAGTTATCAATTAACTCCATAAAGCTATCAGGAATATTTACACCGTGATGTAGGTTAAGACATTTTCTATGTATGTCACCGCCACTAGGTTTTCGCATGTCTAAAAATTCTATAATCTCTGGGTGAGATATATCCATGTATGCGGCGTAGCTTCCTCTCCTAGTTTTACCTTGAGAGAAAGCTAATATTTCTGAGTCAACAACGTGTAAAAAAGGGATTGTCCCAGAGCTTTGTGAACCGCCACTGGTTAGTGTACCATCAGAACGAACGTGTCCCCAGTACCCACCAATGCCACCACCTACAGAAGCAAGCCATGCGTTCTCCGTGTAGTGTGATGTTAAACCTGTACGACTGTCACCAACATAATTTAGGAAGCATGAAATAGGCATGCCTCTTTTACTGCCTGCGTTGGTTAATACAGGCGTAGCAAACATAAACCACAGCTTAGAAGCATAATCATAAATACGGTTGGCCATTGCGTCATCATCAGAAAATGATTTGGCCGCACGCATGAAAGCGTCTTGAGGCGAACCTTCATCTGGTAATAGGTATCTATCTTTTAGTGTTGTCTTACCAAAATAAGTAAGCAGTTCGTCTCGGCTGTAGTCCATTTATTTTTTCTCCTTAATTAATGTTAAATTGTTTTCTCTGTCGTAGTATTTCCATTTAACTTCCACAGGTTTAAATGAAGACATACTGTCAAAGACAACATTCTCATCTAAATCTGAACAAGTGTAAACATCTAATTGAACGACAGCAGGATTGCTCTCGTCCCATGAATGAAATGCTATGTGTGATGTTTCAATGCACGCCACGCAGGTCAGTCCTCTATTACCTACAGTATGAACATACTTGCTAATAGGTTGACCTAGCATTTTCATTTTAATTGAGCGGATTAATTTTCTAATCCATTTTTTTATATATCTAATATCCGTTGGGGGTGAGCTTACCGTTGCTCTGACCAACAGGTGTTTGTGTTTTAGTTCCATCTAGTTTTAGATTTAATTGTTTGGGGTTTGTTTTATTAATAATAAAGTCAATGTATTGACGAGCTTTCTTCAAGTCTTCAATACCGCCTTTAGCATTATATCTACAAATGTACTTCACCACATTGCCTTCGCAAAAGTCGAGTTTATTTTTTATAATAAAATCAATAGGCTCTATCTCATGCTGTGTGTAATGAGGTGGTTCTTTTATCATATCTGCCATAGTTTTACCTTGTGTGTTTTTTTATTGTACTCACCATGTCTAAGGATATGTGCAACCCTAGCTTGTTGGAGAGCTTCTTTTTTACTAAACCCTGCTTTGTCATAGGTAGCCACAACTTTCTTCCACAGCTCTAATAAGGGTACATTACTCTCACCCAGTATTTTCTGTGCAGTTTTGACTCCTACATTTGGCACGCCTGAATACCCATCAGTTGCGTCACCTGCCATAGCCTGTATCATAAACCAGTAGTCTGCTTCAGCCTTACTGATTTTGTCTACATTCATGCCGTCACTACAGACAAGTGCAGGTATTTGTCTGAGGTCTTTATCAATAGAAACAATAATACGTTGTTCATTAGAAGGTTCAGTAGCCATAATGCCTAAGACATCATCAGCTTCTAAGCCTTTAAATATAACACCTTTGTGTTTCTCTAGTACATAGTCTCGCAATGCGTTAAGAACCATAGGCTTACGTCTTTGTTTTCTATTATCTTTGTAAGAAGGCAAGACATCTTTCCTAAAGTTAGTAGTGTCAGTAAGTGCTACGACATAAGAGTCTGCACCTAAGTCATGCTTTAGGTCTGTGATAGTATCATCTACCTGTCCTTTACAAATATTTTCATCACAGTGTAATGTCCATAGGCCATCACCCCAGTGTGTATCTACTTCGTTTAAAGTTGCTATTTTGTAAATAAGAATGTCACCATCTATTAGTAGTTTTCTCATAGTTTTACTCGCTCCTTTACATCAAACAATTCTTTCAAAGGTATCAATACACACTTAGAGGCAAAGTTATCACCTATCATCTTAGTGTTATCTATATATTTGAAAGTTATTTCTTTTAGTGTTGGTACGTCAAAGATTAATTTACAATAATCCTTGCCGTCTTTGTGTAAGATATGAACCCAGTAGTCTGCTTCCGTTACATAAAGTCCACTAGGTTTACCACGACATTCTATTTCGATTGCAATGTTACCTGTCTTGTACCACCAATCTCTTTCTGTCTTAACCTCTATTTTAGACTTATCTGCATTTAGTAATTTAGCTACTCTGTCTTCTCCACTCTTACCGAAGGACAAATCAATGTCCCATTTCTTAGTGTGTTTCACTCCAATTATCTCCTATTTTGTATTCGCCTGTAAGCGGCAATCTTAATTGGAAATGTTTGCCAGTGCGTTCAATCGCTTCGACAGCTAACCGTCCAACTTGGTCTGCGTCTTTTTCAAAACACTCAACCTGTATCTCATCATGTACCCAAACAAGTTGTTGCACACCTTCAATACCCTCTATTGATTTATCAAACTCAACTAACCATTGCTTACAAACCAGAGCTCCTGAGCTCTGTAGCAATGTATTGAGTGCGGCGTGGGCAGACCTAACTTTTACTTGTCTCTTATCAAGACCTATTAAGTATCCACGTTCAGCCGCTTGTTGTACTTGCTCTATTAATTTATTTAGAGCAGGTAAATTGTTTAGAAAGCGTTGCTTTATTTTTTTAGCCTCACTCACTTTTTTGCCAGTGACTTCAGCAATACGCTTCACGCCACCACCATATAGAAAGCAATAATAAAATCGCTTTGCTAAATCTCTTGAGTCTAATCCTGCTAGAGTTTGTGTCTCTGTGTGTATGTCACCATCAAGAACAACTTTAGAATATTCTCCATCATCATACTTAGACATAAAGTGTGCTAACATTCTTACCTCTAGGCCAGACACATCAATGCCTACTAGCTTCTTACCTTTAGGTACAGTGAACAATGCACGACACTCTTTACCAAATGGAACAGATACACTAGGTACTTGTGCAAGATTAGGATTACTATGACTAGCTCTGGCTGTGACAGTAGAGTTAGTATTACAAGTACCGTGTATCCGCCCATTAGTTTCCGCTTTCAGCCATGCTTGATTACCCACAGCTAATTGACCTAGACGTTTATCTAAGAGGAAATGTTCTGCTAGGAGTTTAGCCTCTGGGTAATCAAGTTTACTCAAGATGGTATCATCTAATTTAGCTTTACCATCAGGTGTAAACTCTTCAGGTTGCCAGTTATATTTTTCAGTTAATCGCTGTGCGATATGAAATCTACTGGACGGATTGAACACCGTAACCTTATCCTTCAGTTGTTTGCCTGTCTTCTCAGACACACGTTTGGTTACGATAGGAGTAAAGATTTTTTGTAGTTCGTCCTCTAACTCAATACGTCTTGCACTAAGTTTTGAGTACAACTCTTCGGCCTTCTCTTTATTAAAAGTAAAACCATATTGTTCTTGTTTAAATATTATGTTTGCAACTGTGTGCTCTAACTCCATAGCTTGCTCAGAGTATCCTCTGTTTTGTATCATAGTATACAAGCTAGTAGTTACCTCAACATCTTGGATACAATACTCCAACATTGCAGGACTATATTCTTTCCAATCAGTATCAAAGACTTCCTTGTAATTACCCACCCTATACCCCCACGCCTTCAAGCTGTGACGTCCAATACAATTCGCAGGGAAGTCGTTACGTTTGTAATCACTTTCCTTTATGTCAGGAAATAACAAACGTGTAGCTACGATTGTATCAAAAATTTTTGCCTTAGTTTTAAAGTTGTATAACTTTTCTAAAACAGGAATATCAAATTTAATTATATTGTGTCCAATAATCTCATCTGCTTCTTGCAATAATTTAATAGCAGGTTCATTACTAGATGGGTGTAAGACTTCGCCAGTGTCTACATTCTTTAGTACAATACAATGTACCTTAGTGCAGTCATGGAGAAATCCATCTGTCTCTATGTCAAAACAAAATCTCATGTTATTTTTATTCTCTTCAGTTTTATTATGTTTCTAGTTGGTATGGTGGTCACGCCACCTATGTCATCAAGACTACCGTCCTCTGCAAAATTATAATCAGACGCTATTCTATGACAATTATTTTTAGTAGAAATCAACCAACCTGTAGATAAACATATTGTAGGTTTAGTTGACTTAGCTTTCTCCTGACTCAGCCACGAGCTGTCGGCATTTATATCCAACCACCAACACATATAAAAATCTGCTATGTCTGGTATCTCAGGTAAATTATATTTTTTTGCCATGTCTCCTCAATGTAATGTTTTTATTTCTACACTTATTCTAAGTGCCGCTAAGTTTCCTTGTGACATCAAAGCCATGATAGCTTCTTCAATCAAATCAGCAGACTCAATCTTGCCTACTTCTATTGTAATTATTTTATCAGGATATTTTTGTGCGTCTGCTAGTGCTCCCATAACTATTGTTGTCCATTGTAGAGCGTCTGTTTTAGAAATCATCTAAGACATCTGCCTTTACTTCAGTGAGACAACCTGTTTCTAAATCATAAAACAAATCGCAACACTTACCTGTCTCTCCTGAAAATCTATTTTTAAGTATGTTTACTTTTGTTGTGTTCTTGTCAGACTTTAAGTCTCTGACCATAGAAATTATCATGTCACTAAGTTGACCTATAGAAGCCGAGCCTCTCAAACTATTCATAGATACTTCAACGCCATCTTCATAACCTTTATTACCTTCAGGTCTTTTAAGATGTGATACAAGTATTAATCCTATGCCTGTTTCTTCAACTAAAGTTCTAAGTTTACTCACAGTGTAATCAATTAGTTTTCTTTCATCACTTGTTGTCTCATCACCAACGGCAGACAAAGCCATGTGTAAATGGTCTAGGACTACGAAGTCTACATTACACGCCTTAGCTAAATATCTTATCTTTGATATTAAATTGTCTGAAGCTGTAGAGCCAAAGTGATTGTATAAATAAAAGCTCCCATTGCCAACAGTAGCATTAAAAGTTTCTTGAAGTTTGGACTCATCTACTCCCTCTCTTGTTAAATGTAATGGCTTCTTTAAAGACACACCCATAATACCGAGAGCAGTTCTTTTAACACTCTCTTCTAATGCAATGTATCCAACTTTAAAATTTTCATTTAATAAATGCAGAGCAACGTGTCTGCAAAAACTTGATTTACCAACACCGCTACCTGCTGTGACTGTAACAAGCTCACCCTTACGCAAGCCATGTGTTTTCACATTCATGCAATCAAATGGATATTTAACTGTAACATAGTTGTCTTCCTTCTTTACTTCGTCCCATAAATCTGAACCAAGTACAATTCCATCTGGCCTGTATGATTTACTAGACCAAATACAATCAACTAATTCTTTAACTTTATTAGCCACCAACATATCGTTAGCGTCCTTCATAGGTAGCGTACAAATCTTAGCTTTGTTTGGAGACAAAAGTTTAGCACACGCTAGTGCACCTGCTTTGCCTTGCTCATCTTGGTCAAATAAAAAATACACAGACTCAAAACTCTCAATCCATTCGAGTTCTCTCTGTATATCTTTCTTTGCTCCTTGAGCTCCTGACTTTATACTTACAACAGGAAATTTATTAGAATTAATTTTACTAATTGATAGTGCGTCTATCTCTCCTTCTGTTATAATCAACATCTTGCCTTTGTCTCTCCACAAATGTTGACCAAACAAGCCTGCTTCTCTGGCGTCACCTATCCATTTAAAAGTTTTATCTGGGTAACGTAATTTCTGTGCAACTAATTGTCTATCTTTATTATAATAGTTAGCTATCTGTACTGGCTGTCCATTGTGTGTACCAGTTTGATAGTTAAACTTTTGTAATGTTGTTATGTCCAGTGCTCTCTTCGTAAGTGCAGTTATATTACCCTGCACAAACTCAGCGTTTGTTGGGACAAATTCATTAGTTGTCAATTCTGTACCTCTCTTAGTTACTCCACACCCAAAACAATAGGTATGGCCATCATCATAGACGGCTACGTTGTCTTTTGAACCACACGCCTCGCAAGGTGCGTGATATAGAAAATTACTCTCTGTCATTCTTGTGAAAATTTTTTGCTAAAATTATTTGGAAATAAAAAACCCCACCAGTGTGAAAACACTGGCAGGGCACAAACATTATCTCAACAGCTCTGAAACATCAAAGTGTGGAGATAGGACGTCAGCCACATCTCTGTGACCTATAACGACAGCCTTATTGTACTGCTTTTTTAACTGAACAACAAGCTCATTAAGAGCATTATATTGTTTTAGTGTAAAATTACAGTCAGGCTTATCGTCAATACTTTTACCGCCAACCATGCAGATACCTACAGAGTTAGCATTGGAAACTTTTTCATTATTATCTATGTGTGCACCTGCTATCTTTATGTCTCTTCCATCTTCTACATTACCATCTCTGGTAATTACTTTATGAAAACGACAAGACAGCCAACCGTCTTTCCTATCTTGTGCGGCTATATCAGAGGCAGTTAAATTTTCAGAAGGTTTAGTTGCTGTTGCATGTATTATTATATACTTAGTTTCATTTCTTTCATTACTCATTTAACCACTCTTTAGGTATATGTTTGTCAGCCCATTTAAAACCATACTTCTCACACCACATGGCGTAAGTTGTTTTAGATTTTTTACTTATCCTTGATTTGCAATTACTAAATATAAATCTTATGTCTTTATCTGGGTGTTGTTCTTTTACCAGTTTCATTTTTTGTCTGTCTGCACTGGTAAACAAACCTTTTGTTTCTATAAAAATCTTTTGTTTGGGTAAATAAAAGTCTGGTGTGTATGTGTGAGTCTTGACTGGCTTAATATATTTTAGCTTAGTCTCTTCAAACTCATACGACACACGCAGACTTCTAAGTTCATCAGCGATAGCTTCCTCAAGTCCTGACCGAAACCCATGTTTTAAACCGACTTGCCTAGAAGTCAGTTTCTTGTGCTTCAGCCTCTTTCGGAACATTATCTACCTCACTATCTGTGTGCTCATATCCGTCTTTAACATCATCAAAGCCGTATCCTTTTGCATTACCATTACCGCCTTCTACAAGTTTTGTAATTTGCACTGCTCGCAATCTAAGCGAGACACCTGCACCTGCAATAGCTGTATAGTATTTGATAAGTTCAGCAGATACTTTCATCTCAGACCCAGACCAGACATTTACGTCAGTCATAGGTTTACCTTTACTATCAAATAGAGCAACCCTGTTAGGAATTACTTTACCATCTTTAGAAATGATTTGAGCTTTCGTCTTAAACTTAAAGATAACATTACCAGTTTCCTGACCATCATCATCTGTTTCCATTTCATAAGGTGGGTTTCCTTCCTTAACTTTTTTGCCCTTCGCCTTCTCTTTAGCAAGAGCAAGACTTTCCTTCATTTCATCATCAATGCTTTTCATCAATGACTTCGCTTCGTCTGCACCAATTATTAGATTTGTTTTATAGTGACCATCACTATCAAACCTAGTATCTGGGCTTGTCAGCCAAGCGTACTGACTTACACCGACAGGTGTAACTATTTTGACGTTATTATTTTTCGCCATATTTATTGTCTCCTTATTGTTTACTTAAAGAACGTCCCCTGTCTATTATGGGAACTTTATTAGTTTTCTGTGTAGACCACTGCCTTATCAACTTGTACCAAAGGTCTTTGTATTTCTCGTCTTTGGTTTTGTGATAGTCTCTTGCGGCTTGGTCTATTTGATTTTGCAAGCTCGACATTATGCGAAAAAGAAATCACACTGTCTGAGTTCAGTGATGTCTAAGTCACCCTTCTCAGGTACTTCAGGTAATTTCTCCCTTATAGTTTCTGGTATTTGATGGAACACGTCTTCTTTAAAATCAGCAAGCACATCATGCTTACTAAATATATCAATAAACGCTTCCTTTAAACTATTTGCCAGTGTGTCTACATCAGCCGCAGTTGTGCCGAATGAGTCATGTACGTTACAAAAGTTTTTAATGCCACGTTCGTACGCAAAATTAACTGTCTTCATCATACATGCTGAGTCTAATGAGTGAACAAGATTAGGTGCAATACCGTTAGACATTCTCAACTTGTCTGTCTTGTCTGTCTCAGTGTTAATACGAGGCTTAATAACTTCACCCATTAACATAGCCTTAACTCTTTTACTCTTCATTTCAGGATATGACTGATACACTGGAAAGCCTATTGGCGTTATCCAATGAATAGGCAACTGCTCTTTACTCAGCAACCTAGCTATAGACTGTAAGTAGTCCATACCTTCTCTTGCTGATTTAAGATTATTACCAATGCTGTCCCAAATCACACCTGCAAGATAAGACGCAGGTTTAAATACATCATCATGGAATGGGTGCATTTCTCCTTTGTCTTTCCTTTTTGTTAAATCTTCAACAACAAAGTCAGTGCATGAATAACGAGTTGAGCCATAGCATATTGTCATAATACTTCTCTTTGTCGTACTACGTTTAACACCATACTCTAGCCACTGTTTTGCATACGGCCTATCAATAGCGGCATGCTCTTTTAGTTTCTCATTCACTGAGTCAGCGACTAATTGATAAATGTCTTGCGGCGTTTTACTCGGAACTACATTGACAAGTTTGCCTGCTTGTTTGTCTCGCAACATTAAAGAATAAAGTTGCAAACCATTACAAGAGCCGTCAATGGATACTGGAATTGTAGAAACAAAACCTTCTCCTTCCTGTCTGTATTTTCTCCACTCTTCACACCAAGCTAGAAATTGAAACGGTGATGAGGCTTCTTCCCACTGTCTATTTGTAAATGGGTCTTCAGCACACTTCACAATCCAGTCTTGATTTTCAAGCACCCATTGCTCTCGCTCTTCAAGAGTAACTTTGTCATTACCGTACATGTTTGCACCATGCACAGCTAACCAAAATGTACCCTTGTTATCCTTCGTGACTTCTTTACCATACGAAAATTCCAACAATGCTTTCGCACCACTGATACTTTGATAGTTAAGAAATGCAGGAACGCAATAAGCACGGCCTCTGAAATCAAGCTGTAATGGGAAGTACACAGTTTTGTACTCCTTAAATTTTTGAGCTTCCCAAATTATTTTTGCGTACAGTAAACGCTTAGAAAACATACGAGCATTTTCTGTGTGTGCAATGACAGCTTCCTTCTTCCATTGTTTACGAGCTTCCTTGTTCGTATCAATGTCATGTGGTTTGTTTGGTATGTCCAAGTTTTCATTTGGCGGCATACCACCAATCGCTAGACCTTTGTCCCACGCTTCCTGCATAACACCAAGAATAAACCTGTTAATTTTAAACGGTGTGTTTTGCATTACATTAACAGCCTGATAAACTTCAGGCATGTCAAAATTTTCAAGCTCAATCTTAAACTTTTTGTTTCGTTGTTTAACTAAGTCGAGCTCTGGTAACTCTTTTGTCCAGTAACCGCCACCACTTACGCCAGTCCATTGTTTAGGCGGCATGACACAAGGCAGATACTCAGGGTTTAACAACTCGTTAAATCCATTCCTGTTTTGTATCCACTCTCTTGTCTTTTGTGTTTGTTTAATGATTTTAGTTTTCTTACGGTTGATAGTTTCAACACCTATTTCAATTAGTCCTGTTGCTTCTATCATCATTTCAACAAGTCTAATACCAACGTGTAGTTTTTGTGGTGTTGTCCACTCTTCCCACTTCACCTCGCCTCGCTTGGCTGTCTCTCGGAGCTTACGTCTTTTATAAGCGTAATTCCAAGACCGTTTGTCCAAGTCCATTTTCACTGCTTCATATAATTCTGGGTTTAAGTATTGAAAGTTTCTAAGTTGTTCCTCAGTCTCAATCTTACCGCCCAATGATATGCAGGTTGCAGTCAAAGGTTTGTATTGTGTGATTGTATTAATGATATGTTTGGCTGTAATCAAAGCTGAAATCTCAGGGTCTATTCCTGATAGGTGCATAAAGGCAACAGGCGGTTGGCCTATTGTTTGTTTAGCACACTGCTCAAGGTACTCTTTGATTTTAATAGCTAATGGCCTGATAGTATTGGCCACCATTACTTTACCGTATGATGTAACAGACTCTTCCTCACGCTGAACATGTGAAAGCCTACGTTTATTTGTCCGTTGTTTACCAAGCTCCAACATGTCTTTTTCATTTTGAAGTTGGTCAGTGTAGGTTGGCATGACCTCTAGTATTTTTGTCATATTAACGCTCCTTATAGGTTATCTTGTGGTTAATCTACTATGGGTACTTTAGTCGAAATTATCTAGTATCTCTATTGCTCCCAATAAATTACTAGGTTTAAAATGACTGTATCGTAGCGTAGTTGTTGGGCTACGGTGTCCCAATAGTTTCATAATAATGTGCAACTCAATCTTACCTGACTGAGCTAACCTTGTAGCACATGTGTGACGTAAAGCGTGAATTACAAATTGTTTATCCTTTGTAAGTCCCATGTCTTTACGCAACTGACGCCAAGTGTTTTCAGCTTTCCAATAGTCTAAGTGTTGGAATGTTTTAGCTCCAAGTTTAGCCGCACGCTCAGTCAAAGGTACGCTCCGAGTGTCACCGTTTTTTGTGCCGTACAGTGTAATATAGGTCTTGCCATCAACTGACTGTATGTCTTGCTCAGTGTAAGACAAAGCCTCAGACAATCGCATACCTGTGTCCATCAGAAAAAGATAAAGGCTCAGATACTCTGAGTCCTTCAATAGCTCAATCATTCTAGCCTCTTCCTCTTTTGTGATGTACCTTACACGGCCTTTAGTTTCCTTGTTCCACTCGATATGAGGCATACGCTCCATACCATAAATGTCATATCTTTTGTGTGCATACTTTAGTATTTTACTGAGTGACGCTAGGTATCTATTTATGGTCGAGTCACCTAGTCCTTTTTTCTCCAAGTGCTCAGTCACCTTCTCAACATGTTTGTCAGTTACCTTCTTAGGTTCTATGTTACCTACAATGTCAATCACCACTAACGCTCTTGCGGCTTGGCACTTCTCCCAGTTTAGTTTGTCGTATATGTCTTTTAGTTTCATGTTATAGTCCTCGTTTTGTTTGTCGTTTAGTCATTTACAGTTTGTCGTCTAGTCAATT